ACGTAACAATTATAAAGATCCTACCTTAATCGGCGGGGTTTTGTTTTTTGAACAAGCGCCTAAACTAAAATAATATAGTTATGATTTACATTGAAAAAGGAGAAGTTAACACGTTTGCTTTGACGCTGTCAGAAGTTAGTACGCTAGTTGACCCTTTTTATTTATTCGTTTTTGAAGACGAATTTAACACGGCTATAGACCCGATTCTTTGGGAAGGCGTAGACACGTCGAACTATCAATATAGATACAATCTATTTACAATGGAAGAAGGCGTGGACGTAGACCTTTTAAAAGGGCAATACACGTACAAAGTGTACGAAAGTCCTACGGCAATAGACCAAAACACGAACACAGACGAATTAAACTTAATCGAAGAAGGGCGCATGGTAGTAAGCGGTGTCGCTGTTTCTTCTATATATGAATAACACATGGGTATTTTTGACAGATTTAAACAACAAAAAATAGAAGTTTCAGAAGGCTATCAGTCCTTTTCTACTCCATTCGGTAAGATAGGTAACGCGAACTTGTCGCTACCTTACGTTAACGGACGTTACCAAGTGGCTGGTTACATTCCTTTTGGTCAAGACAACCTATTTCCAGAAACATTAAATCAACTTTATTTCACAAGTCCTTTACATGGGGCAATAGTTGACTTTAAAGTGAACGCTACTATAGGCGCTGGCTACCAATTAAAGACTGACAAGCTAACGCCACAAGAAAAACTAGACCTTTACACGTTTGAAAAGAAAATGAAGCTAGCTAAATCAGTTCGATTAGTAGCTAAACAGATAGTATTACACAACCGCGTTTACTTCATGTTACACTTTGACGACAAACACAAGGTCAAAAAAGTAGAAAACATAAGTCCCGAAAAGGTACGTATTAACCGCGCAAAAGATTGTTACTTTTTATGTGACGATTGGGCTTCTAGAATAGACGTAATACCAGTAACAAAATACCACCCGTTAAATTCGGATAAATGCCAGCTTTACGCATATGAAATTAAGGCTATCGGACAAGACTATTACCCATTACCCACCTATTCAAGTGCTTTAAACTTTGCATTTTTATCTGGTGAACTTTCATATTTTGCAAAAAGTAACATTCAAAATAGTATTTTCCCAGCGTTTGCAATGATGTTCCCGAAACGTCCACAAAGCGAAGAAGAAAAAAAGATGCTACGCGATTCGATAGAAAAAATGAAAGGAGCCTCCAACGCGGGCAAAGGAATTGCGTTTTTTGCTAATAGTCCAGAACAACTTCCAAAGATTGAAAGCATACCAACAAATTCAAACGACAAACTATTTCAAGAGGCTAGCGGACTAAACACCGAACAAATTTGCTTCGCGCATACTATCGACCCTATCTTAATGGGTGTTCGTACTACGGGCGCGTTAGGTGGTGGCGCAGACATAAAACAAGCCTACATTATCTTTGAAAAGAACGTTGTTATTCCTTTGCGTGAAATGGTAGAAGAAGTATTTACAGAATTACTTACTATCTGTAAACTTAAAGCTGACTTTACTATTAAGAATTTCCAAATTATTAACGAAACAATCGTAGAAATAGAAGGCGACGCAAGTAAAACACAAGACGCGTTAAACGCTATGTCGCCGTTAGTAGCTACAAAGGTACTTAATACAATGACCGTTAACGAAGTTCGCGCCCTTGCAAGTCTAGCACCAATCGAAGGCGGTGACGAATTACCAACTAACCAAACACCTACAGAGTAATGTTATATTTTATTACAGAAACATACTTAAAAACGAACACGCCAATAACGGCGAACGTAGACGTAACAGACGTAACGCCTTACATTAAGACACAAGCGGATTTAAGAGTACAACCGATATTAGGGAGTGTATTTTACAACGCTTTACTTGCTGATTATAACGCACAAACGTTAAACCCAGACGAAGAAACGCTAGTGGGATTTATACAACCCGTTGTAGCGTGGCGTTCCGCAGAAGACGCTGTTTTCGGTCTTACATACCAACTTAAAAACAAAGGTCTACAAACTCAATTCGGTGACAATAGCGGTTCGGTTAGTCGCGCAGAAGTTGCGTTCGGTATGGAACATTACGCACAAAAAGCGTCGTTCTTTGAAGCTAGATTGATTCGTTATTTACTAGCTAACAAAAACTTGTTTCCTTTATTCACAAGCCTACAAAATAGGGACACAGATTTACGTCCTCAGATTGAAAGTTGTGACTGCGTAGGAACGTGTTACGGACGTTGTGGACAGCGTTACAATGACAACGGATATAACAACCAAATAATGGTATTCTAATGAAGTCTAAACTATCCGTATTTCTATTATCTACGCTTGCGATTTTATCGCCAGTTAAACCGCTTATTTTAGTTGCTGTTTTAGCTATTATTTTAGACACGTGTTTCGGTATCTGGCGAAGTGTAAAGAAAAACGGCTGGTCTTCTATTCGATCACGTAGACTTTCACACACTATTTCTAAGTCTTTGCTGTATTCTGGTGCTATTGTATTCATTTTCTTAATGGAAAAGTTCGTAGTTGCCGACATTCTAGGTCACTTTATTGCTATTGATTTAGTGTTAACCAAAGCCTTTACGTTCTTTTGCGTAATTACAGAAGTAAAAAGTATTAACGAAAGCTATTTTAGTGTAACTGGCGTTAATGTTTGGGACAAGTTTATACAATTTTTGAAACGTTCAAAAGAACAAATAGAGGAGTTAAAATGAAACTAGACATAAGTAAGATTAAACAAGTTCGTTTAAAGGAAAGTCAATACTTCAAAGAAGACGCACCGAAAACACAGATTTACCTACACCATACAGCTGGAAATGGAAACGCAGAAGGCGTATCTAGGTACTGGAATGGTAACGAAACTAGAATCGGAACGGCTTTTATCATTGGTGAAGATGGATTAATTGTACAATGTTTTAGTTCTAAGCACTGGGCTTGGCATTTAGGTATTGATAACCAAGACTTTGCTGTTAACGGCGCTAAATACCAAAACTTAAACAAGTCATCTATTGGTATCGAGGTCTGTAATTGGGGCTACCTTACTAAACGTGGCGACAAGTTTTACAATTACGCTGGCGGTGTCGTTAAACCCGAAAACGTTACGACCTTAGAAACGTCATTTAAGGGCTTTAAGCACTGGTATAAATACAGCGACGCACAAATAGAATCACTACGTCAACTTGTGGAGTATTTGTGTGATACTTACGACATTCCAAAAGAATATAACGATTCAATATGGGCAATAGATACAGACGCCTTTAAAAACGTTAAAGGAATCTTTACACATAATTCAGTTCGAAAGGATAAATCGGACATGTACCCTTGTCCACGTGTAATTGAAATGTTAAAAAACCTATGAAGTTAATATTAGGGATTGCGATTAGCGTTATTCTCGCTTCGTGTTCCGCTCATTACCACGTAATGCGTGCCATGAAAAAAGGCTATACTTGCGGTGAAACTAGCGACACAATACGTATTTCATCTATTGATTCAATTCCGTACGTTCTAAACGATTCTATTTACTTTGAAAGGGTAATAGTTCAAAAAGATACGATAGTTCGTTACAAGTCTTATAAAGTGCCTCAAACGAGATTCCAGACACGTATTGAATACAGATACAAAACAAAAGTAGTTAAAGCGGACGTTTTAAAAGTCAAGTACAAAAACAAGTACATAACAAAAACTAAGGTTAATTGGCTATTTGTTATCATTGCTTTCGTTTTAGGGTTTCTAGTTAGGTTGTCTTTAAGTGAAACTTTTCGTAGTCGTATTCAATTGTTCACTAAATTAATTAAATGAAAAAAGAATTTCGTTACCGATTAAAACCAGATGAAGCCGAAATAGTTAATCAGTACCGAGCAATAAAACGCGAAGCTAACAACTTAGGACTAGACGACAAAGACGTAAAACACGGGTGGTTAAAAACAAAAGACGCTAGTTTATTCTTTAAGAACCCCAACTTTGGAAATGGTGAATCGTTAAATTTAGACTTTGTTAAGCTACTAGAAAACGCACCTAAGCTAAACACGGAAAAAGTAAAGAGAACTAAATACGAAGGTGAATTCGACAAGCTAGTTTTTACCGATGTTCATATAGGAATGGATTCAAGCGACAAAGGTCGTAGTTTATACCCGTCCGAATGGAACGAAGACATACTTTTTGAGCGTTTAGAGAAAATGATTTCGTACACACTAACTAAACAGAACTCTAATATTTTACATATACTAGATTTAGGCGACTATTTAGACGGCTTTAACGGACAAACAACGCGGGGCGGTCATTCATTACCGCAGAACATGAGTAACCAAAAAGCGTTTGACGTTGGCTTTATGTTTAAGACTTTACTAATTACCCACCTTTCGCCATTCTACGATAAAATCTACGTGCGTAATATCTGTA